ATTTTTGCGTTTTTATTGGGCGGGCTGGGTTGGGTGGTGGTGAAGGTGTTTACAACGGCAATCGCAGCCATCAATGCGCATTACGCAGCAGTGCTCAAAGAAACAAATACGCAATGGCAACAATACTTTGATGCGCGTACAGAAACGTCCAACATGGTCAATAAACAAGTGGTGGCACAGTTAGGTGAACTAACCCAGGCAATCAGCGACTTAACCCACCGATTTGACTCCCATGATCAGTGGGAACGCCAACTACAGGATCAAGTTGAAATTCCCACAGTTTTGCGCAAAAAGCGCGGTGGATAAAAATGCCAATTCCAAAGCCAGATTATTTAATCTCCAAGGAATATCAGCAGAAAGCCTTCGATCTGGATCTCCCCGAAGTCGAGAGCGAAGGTATTCCTTTTGCAGAAGCGCGCAGGCGGAGCGAGACAGCCCGCCAGGCGCTGGAGTTGCGTGGCGGAACAGGTGAGGCGTTTCCGTGGATGGAGGATTATTTCCGGCTTCTGGAGGGGGGCTGGCCGTGGCGGCAAGCGGCGTACATCGCCTGGGCATCCAGTCCCAAGGATGGGCGGCAACCAAAGACGCAAAAAGAATTGGCGCGTGAACACCTGGGCTTGAGCGATGACCGCGTGATCTCCACCTGGCGCAGCAAGAACGAAGCCATCCTGGACATGATCGCTTTCTTGCAAGCTGCGCCTTTGTGGGAACACCGCTCGGATCAATTCCGGGCCTTGGCCGAAGGCGCGAATAAGGCCGGGCAGGACTACAAGTATTTCAACCACCTGAAACTAGCGATGGAAATGCGCGGCGATTATGTGCCGAAAAGCGAACTGGAAGCCATGCTGCGCGGCAAAGCTGAGAGCAGCGATGCGTCGGAAATTTCGCGCGAGGAACTGGAACGCCGGGCCAGGATGGCTGATGATGAACCGGATAAAGGCAAGGCTGAATAATGTTTCCATCAGCTGCCACGCGCGTTACTCAAACCCCCCGACAGGCCGCAGCAGAGGTCGCTAAGCGCGAACTGGCCAAGCGCTATTTTGGGGATTTTTGCACGTATGTGGATAGCAAATTCCTAGCGGTGCCGCACGCTCGCTACCTGACCGAGAAACTGGAGCAGGTGGCGCGCTATATCGAAACGGGTGGAAAAGAAGGCATCAGCCGCTTGATGATCCTGATGCCGCCGCGGCATGGCAAAACTGAACTGGCCAGCATCAAATTCCCGGCCTGGCTCTTAGGCAGGCTGCCAGATAGCCGGGTGATCCTGACATCCTATGGCGCAGACCTGGCCGCCAAAAACAGCCGCCAGATGCGCGACCTGGTGGGCAGTAAACGCTACCAGGCGGTGTTTGGGATCAAATCTGGACGAGCTGAGCCGGTGATGGTAGCGGCGGACAGCCATTCTGTGCAGGCCTGGGATTTGGCGCAACCGCACCGAGGCGGCGCAGTGGCCACCGGTGTTGGCGGCGGTATTACCGGGTTGGGCGCAACCCTACTGGTCATCGATGATCCATTCAAAAACCGGGAGGAAGCCGAGAGTCAGGGTCGGCGGGAGATGGTAGATGACTGGTACAAGTCCAGCGCTTACACCCGCTTGGAACAGCATGGAGCAGTGATCCTGTTTCACACCAGGTGGCACCCTGATGATCTGGCTGGGCGATTGCTGAAACGGATGGCGACAGATTCACAGGCAGACCAGTGGGAGATTGTCTGCCTGCCCGCGCTGGCGATGAGCAGCTACCCAGCAGATCTGGAAGCGCAGCGCACCTTGATGCTGGATGGGGTTTACTTGCCCATTGGCGGCGATACGATGGGACGACAGCCAGATCAAGCGCTCTGGCCAGAACGTTTCAGCGCTGATTGGCTCACATCCCGCCGCACCAACGTAGGCGCGTATGATTTCGAAGCCTTGTACCAACAGTTGCCTTACCTAAAAGACGGTCAGCGTTACAAGCGCGAATGGTTTGTGATGGTGACCAAACTGCCGGAGGGCGTGACGATCAAGTCCATCCTGCGTTATTGGGATAAGGCCAACTCGGTGGCGGGGGATTACACGGCTGGGGTGCTGATGGGCCTGGCTTCAGATGGCTATTTTTATATCCTGGATGTGGAGCGCGGGCAGTGGTCGTCCTATGAGCGTGACCAGGTTATGTTGAAAACCGCCAGGCAGGACTCTGAAAATTATGGTTTTGTGCGCATCTGGCACCAGCAGGATCCTGGCAGCGCCGGGAAAGATTCGGCGGAGGCCACCAACCGACTGCTGGCGGGCTTTCCGACTTTTTTCGAACCCGTGACTGGCGACAAAGAAACGCGGTCGGAGCCGCTGGAAAGTGCCTTCCAGGGTGGGCTGGTGAAATTATTGAAAGCGCACTGGAACGAGGCCTTTATCTCAGAATTATGCGCTTTCCCCAAGGGCAAGCACGATGATCAGGTGGACTCGGCTTCATCGGCGTTTACCAAGCTAGTCAATGGCAGCGAGCACCGCACCGTTTCCAGCGCGCCGGTGGTGGTCAGTGCAGAGGCAATTTTCGGCAATTTTTATTCAAGCATGTAAGGAGAGCAACCATGAAACTGACAGATTTGATGGAAAGTAAAGTTGCGCTGGAAGAGGCGGCAGTTGGAAGCCAGACCAGGCGCATCAGGGCAGAGAATGTCGTTGTCGCCGGAGCCGTGAATGGCAACGGGCGACGTTACCCGGCCAGTGTTTTGCAGGCAGCAGTCGATGAGTTGCGCGGCCATCTGCATGAGAGCGCGGGCCAGGGCCGGATGGTTCAAATTCTCGGCGAGGCGGAACATCCGACCGACCGGGGCGCAAAGCGGACAAACCTTTTGGAAACAGTCGTCAAATGGACAGAAGTTCAATTTGACGGCGCTTCCGTATCTCTGGCCGGGAATGTGCTGGCCACGAGCAAAGGGATGGATCTGCTGGCGCTGATGGAAGGCGGCGTGCTGCCGGGCGTGAGTTTGCGCGGGTACGGTGAAACAAAGAAAGTGAAAGAGCAAGGCGAGAGCATCGAGGAAGTGACGACGTTAACCTTAACCGGGTTCGACCTGGTGCTGGAACCGTCGTTCGTGGATGCAATGGCCATGCTCGAATCCAAAATTGATAATTTGTCCGAAAAGGACAAGGAGCCAGAAATGAGTGACGAACTCGAAAACAAACTGAAAGAAAGCGAAACCGCCAAGGCGGATTTGCAGAAGAAGCTCGAAGAAGCGCAGAAATCGGCGCAGGAATTGGCCGAGATCAAGCGCAAGGGCGCAGTGGAAGCAGCCATCGAAGAAGCGACCAAGGCCTTGCCGTATGGCGAGGAAGGCAACAAGAGCTTCATCGAGGCGATTCGGGCTGCCAATCCGCAGGATGGTGAGGCAGTCAAGAGCCTGGTCGAGAGCAAGCGCAAGGAGTATGACAAGTTGTTCGCCGGGCGCAAGCTGGAGAAGATGGGTTTCAAAGGCCAAGTCACCGGCGTGAAATCGGTGCTCGAAGAAGAGACTGGCACGCCGGAATTCGCGCGCCCGGCCTTCGAACTGGCGGAAAGCTATCGCAGGCGCAATGGCTTGGCGCGGCCCAACCTGAAAGAACCGGTAACGCCCGGTGAAGTCTTTACACAGGCTTACCTGAAGCGATTCGATGCGCTCAACCTGCGCAGTGTGGATGAGAAAGGCAATGTCAGCGGCCTGATGCTCGAAAGCAAGAACTTCGAGGAAGCCGAGCTGACGACCGATTTGAACCTGCAAACATCGATTTCACGCGCGATCTATGAGATCGTGGGGCCAACGCTCGTGGCAGCCAGCATCTTTGATGTGGGCATGATCGACACTAGCCCGACACGGCTATTTTTCAAGCGCTTCGCAGGCGAGACCGGCTTCAACCCGTCGATCACGAACGAAGTGGTCGTGGCCGATTTGGGGGTGTGGGTCAACCTGACACAGGGCCGCCTGACCCCGGATACCGTTGTGGTGACTGACAGCACCGGCGTCACCACCTATACCGAAGGCACTGACTACGTGATTGATTATGCCGCGGGCCGCTTGAAGGCGCTTTCGACCGGTGGAATTTCTGACGAGGACTCGCTGAGGGTCGATTACGACTATAAGGCGATCCGCAAGGGCGAAATGGCGCCAATCGAACGCGCGAAAGTGACGCTCGATTCGATGATCATCACCGCCGCGGCTGACCGCCTGGCAGACCAGATCAGCCGCGAGGCGATTGTGTTCAGTCGCAGCCAGCTTGGGTTTGATGCCGTGGCCGAGACGATGGCGGCCCTGGTGCAAGAGACCAGGCGGATTATCGACCAGGGCCTGCTGTATGCAGCTTTCTCAGCGGTCAAGGCAGTCGCTCTGAATTCCACCGAGGCCTGGACAGTTGGAACCGACCAGGCCGATCTGGACGAACTGGTGCGCCTGATGGGCGCGGCTGCAATCATCGTCGATAAGCGTTTCTATCCAACCAACTACTACCTGGCCAGCATCACGAACGCTGAACGACTCTCGCACTGGAATGGTTTCTCGCGGACCGGTTTCCCGAACGCGGTTTTGAATTCAGCCGGGTTTGCAGGCGGTGTGAACGGCAAGCCGATTTTCTCCAGCACAGAGTTCCCCGACAGCTTGATCATCGCGGGCAACCGCGAGCTCGTGATGCATCGCGTATTCCAACCGATGCTGATCAAGGGGCCGTATGCCACCTATGATGTTTCAGGCGGCACCAGCAAGTTGCTGGCGGCGGATCAGTATTACACCGAAGAATTCAACGTGACCGAAAGCCCGATCAACGAAAAGGGCGCGTTCGTGCCGGTGAGCGAATCGGGGTCGTAAGGTTTCTCCTTCTCCCGAAGGGGCTGGAGCCGTCTG